ATGTCATTCATCTTACGAATTAGTGTTAGTACTTCATCAGCAGTTAGTTCACCAAGACGATCACCTACCTTCTGTTGTACTTCACGAGAACTATCATGGTGAAGACGACCAGTATTGTATAGTGTCATTACTTTTAGTTGGAGATTGTGGAAGTCCTCACCGCGACATGGTTGGTCTGTCCAATTAAACTCTTCACCAGCTTTCCATTCCTTATTAAACATAAAGAAAGATCGCTTAACGAATACAGGCCAGTCTACCTGCCACCCGAAAGCATTATCTTGTTTATAGATCTTATAGTTTGCATCCATTTTGGTATGCTCCTTACTGTTCATTATTATTATTTAAACAGGTGGCCCCCTGATAGTTACAACCGAGGGCCACCAAGTATTAGTCTAGATTAGGCGATAGCGGAGTTAATGAAACCACCCAGATCAGCACCAACAATTTTCATGTCGTATGCCATCTTAACGTGGATCTCTTCTTCGATACCCTCTACGCGCAGGAAGTCACCTGAGTACGACTCAACAGTCAGACCCAAGTTAGAAACACCCGGCAGAGAGTTCCATGCGTAGGTGAGGCCAGCAGCAGGAGTACGCAGACCAGCAGAGGAAGGAGTGTAGCACAGGAGTACTGCATCCGAACCAATGAAGGCGTTAGATTCTGCAACACCTTCAGCAGCGGTGTTCTCTACAGATTCCATAACAAACAGACGCTCGACTTCGAACATTTCAGCAATCTTATTCTTAGAGACCATTGCTGGGTTGTTAACTGTAGCACCACCGTTAATGCGGGCCAGGATGTCTGGGTGATCCATCAGAACATCATAGACGCTCTTAGACATAACCATAGTGTTAGGCTTGAAACCACCAGATTTCAGCTGGATAGCTGTGGACAGACGACGAACATCTACGATAGGCTGAGAGTTAGTATAATCGTCCCAGTTTACTGTTGCGGTAGCACCTTCACCACCGGAAGCGACACCATCCCAGTTTGTACCCCATACGTTGTCAGAGAAGAAGTTCGTTACGAAGTCCTTTTCACGATCAATCAGCATGTTGTGCAGGAGCATCTGAGCGCCCATTGCACGGGTTTCCAGAGCAGCATCTTCGTTAGCCAAAGTTTGGGCATCAAAGTCAGTAGCCAGACCAAATACGTCAGCGAAGTAGTTGCTGTTCGAGAGGGTCATACCAACGCGCTCAGGACGGGTACGTGGAGCCAGTGCCTTGCGGTTACCTGAGCGGTTAAACTCAGCGCGGTTATAGATGTAATACTTGTCAGACTGCTTAGATACATCTACGATAGGGAATACCTTATCAGCGATGAAGTTCTCAGTAGATTGCAAGTATGCGAGTGTGAGGTTTGTCAGTGGAGCATCCAAGTGCACCTGTGACGGAGTAAGCATTGCCATTTTATTTAGTTCCTTTTAATCAGTTTACGCGGCTGCGTTGCCACCACGGAAGAAGTCAATCGTTGCCAGACCACCAACAGCGGCTGCATCAACTACAATACCAACAACAATGTCAGAGGTTGCAGCTACTACGCCAGCACCGTTAGCGTCCACACCAACAAGAGCACCAGCGGTCAGACCACCAGTGCCTGCTGTGACAGAGACACGACCATGAGTTACAACAGTTGCCGCAGCACCTGATGTAGGGGTGTTAATAAGAACACCGAATGCTGCATCAGCATTGCCAGCAGCAACAACCGTGCTATCTGTTGTGTTCATCTTGACGAATGTAAACTGCGCGGCTGAGAGATCAGCACCTGCAATCATAGATTCGCGTACTTGGTTACCTTGAGTTGCCATTTTAATTTAGTCCTTTTTGTAGATTGCTTTGGTAAGTGCTTTACCTGCGTCTGTCTTAACAACAGCAGCATAAGCCTTAGCAAAAGAGATTTCGTGCTCTGCGGCATGTGCCTTTGCAAGAGCGTTCAGTTGGTCATTAGGGTCTTGCATATCACCTTGTGCAGCAGACTTACCAACCTCTTCGGTCAGACCTTCAATAAGGCTATCTGTTGACTTAAGGAACTCTTTGAAGCCCTTTGCTGCATCTTCATCCAGACCATCAAGGGCTTTCAGAAGAATACGAGCGTTTGCCTCTGCAACATTAGGCAGGGTTTCTTGGCAACGCTTAGTAATGAGGTTTTCAGCCTTTTCTACATCTGCTTCTTCCAAACGCTTGAGGATAGTAGCAGGGATATCGGCTTTATTGATCTTCTCACCTTCGATTTCAAGATACTCGACAGGGGCAGCTTTAGTTACACCCTCTGTAGTGATCTTGTAACCTTCGTCAAGGAGGCTCTTACGCAGTGCTTCGTTAGCAGCCTTAAGAGTTTCAATTTCAGATTTCAGAGTGTCAACCTCTGTGGTATCAATCTCTACAGATTCGACTTCTTTAGCCTCTTCTGTCTTTTTGATTTCTTTAGTCATGTTTTCTCCATTGGAGTTGTCTCGTTTAAACAGGGGAGCCATTGCTAACGGATTAGCGGGTTTATCCACCAACGATAGCTCCTCTAGTTCGAGGTTTTTAAGTAGGCTGGGCATTATAGCTCCTCCCGTTGAGCGCGGCCCCCAATAGAGAAGGCGCGAAGTTCACCAGATTTAACACGATCCCAAACACTGTCGTCATAGACTTTATAGGCTACAACCCAACCTTCGAGATCGCTCTGGATACCGAGAGCATCACAAATTTCTTTAGTGACGGGCAATGAGTGGATTACTTTTCCTGTCTCTTCACCAACGTGCATGGTCTTACCAACTCTCACGTTCTCCATAAATTCATTAACTGCTTTCACAAGTACATCAGCTTCAATGATGTCCCCTTGTAGGTCTACTACAGCTTCACCCTTTTCCGTGATAACAGAAGCCCACCCAAAGATAAGACGCTGCTCTTCATCTACCTTTAGGATCTTACCGGTAATATCTGCTTTGTGCATAATTTCTGCTACAACAGCACGGAGAGCCTCAACCATACGGTCCTCTGTGACTTCGTTATAGTCCTCTTCTTCATACTCGTTTTCGGTGTCCATATGCTGCAAGTATTCTTTATGAGTACCACCGGGCATATAATAGGCTTGACCATCTATGTCGTATACGTGGATACTACCACCAAGACCAATAGTATTAGAACGGGACTTAGCTGACATAGGATCACTGAATACATCAAAACCCGTTTGAAATTTATTAAGGTTAATCATGGGCTATATGTCCTTTGTAGGAAGATGCTCTTATTCCAAACCTCTACGTTAATTGAAGGTGTGAGATAGAACTTACCGCCGTTAGTGTTAAAAGTGGCTAGGCAGAAGATAGGAAAACCAGCAGAGAAACCATGAGTTACACCGCTGCCCTTTTGCAAAGTGAGACGACGATCTAGAATGATAATCTGAGAGCCTGACCCAATATCTAATTCAAGTTCCACGTACCCATCACCTACGACAGTAGGGGCTATGTTTATACCTACCCTTGTACTGTAAACTTCACCAACAGCAGCAGGGTTAATTGTGTTAGTATCCCAAAGGTCTGTTGGTAAGGTGTCAGAGAAACTCTCCTCTGTTGTCCCCCCAAGACCGTCTACTGTAAAGAGTGTACGTACACCCGCTAAGATAGTTTGCCTAGATCCTGTAGTGTGAACACTATCGGCTTCAAATATCCACCCTGATCCGCCAGTACCTGTGATAAGACCATTAGAGGGTAGTTGGTATAGTTCTCTTGCCATATTATCTTACCACCGTTATTTCTACATCAGAACCAATACCACGAGCAAAAAGTTTCTGTCCTATAGCGAGACCAGAGGTTTGAAAATCCCAACCACCTTTATTAGGGTAAACAATACTAACTGGGGCATCTATAGCTGGTATATCCGTAACCTCACTAAAGTACAAACCAATAGGGGTGCTACCAGTAATGTCCAAGAATAAAGAGGTTTTATTGTTAAGGATTTCAGTCCAAGAACTTTTAGATAGAGTTGCCTCATAAGTAATCATTACTTGTCAACCCCAGCATTATCACCAACCTCTTTATCGTCGTCCTCAGAGGTCTTATCTTTATTACCTACTACATTATTATCTGGGCCATCGTAGTAATCAGCACGAGCCACCTCTGCCATTGCTGCACGTTCCCTAGAGGCTGCATAAATCTCAGCATCAACATGGGGAAGTTCAGCTTGGTCCAGGAGAGCATTGACAATATTAATATCATCAGCGTAAGAGATACCTGCACCATTAAGGTTACGAAGGTAAGAACCCAAATCCTTAAGATCATGTGGTGCAACATCACCAGCTACAATCTTTGGCATGACACTAAAGTCAAAACCGTTAATACGCCACAGCGGTTCAATTAGTTGCTTGTTAAGCACGTCCACAATCGTTTGGATGTAACTTTCGAGAGCACGTAGGAATAGGTCAGACTTAGACTTAGAGAGTGCATATGAGCCTGTCGAGCCGCTTCCAAGCATAATGAACTCAGCAAGAACACTTCTAGCAATATCATGTTGGTACCTTTTAATTACTGGATCAATATCAATGTTACGACTGCCCTCAGAGGACATTAGACGAACACTAACCAATTTATTATTAGTAGGCTCACCATCTTTACCTGGGTAAGTGTCACTAGGGGTGATCAGGAAGCCTTGCTCATTGAACTTAAGATCACG